AGACATGACTAAATGGATAATACTCTTAAGCCTGTTGTCACCCGCAGTTGCAAGAGCAAACACTGTCACGCCCCAGTTTACAACAGGGTCGATGCAGTCAACAACGACAACAACTCAAACTATAACAGAAGAGATAGTACACGAAGTAGAAGGAGCAGAAGTAAAAACTTGGTCTGGAACAAATGTTACGCCAAGTGCTGCGATTGGTGCAGACGGTACAACTTATTCAGTAATAAACAACGCAACCGAATGGGATCTACAGATCACCACGAGGGACGCAGGCGTAATCGAAACAATAACAATAGACAGAACAATAGAAACAGATTCTACTACAAACTCTTACTCTATCTTTGCACAATAAGTACACCTGTATTTGCTGAAGATACAAATGTCAGCAATCCTGTAGCTGCTGCTACTGGTAACGTAACTAACCAAGCTGTACAGTTTCAGAACAATGGTGCGTCATCACGTCAAATATACGGTCCAAACATACAATGTAATGGATCTACAATGACGTTTAGCCCTTTTTATATGGGTAATCACAGCAAGCCATTTGATGAGTTAATGCAACCTTCTAGCTACACCCTAGCAGAAAACTGGGGGTTCCAGATTAATTTTATGGTTCCTCTAGATAAGTCAGGATATAAGCAGTGTAAAGAGATGGCAAAGAGATTTGAGGAAAAAATGAAGCTCGAGTATGAAATTACACGGGCACACAAATGTGCGGATCTAATGAAAAAAGGTTTTATGTATAGACCTAACACACCTAATGCTAAAATGTGTCAGGATATCATACCTATAGTTACAACTAAACCGCCTAAAGAAAACAAAAAATTTGGATTATTTTAAATGAGCACACTAACACTACAATGGGAAAGAGAAGCTAAAGCAAGAGCTGAAGCTGCAAAGAAAAAAGCACCTAAAAAAGCTAAGAAAGAGGAGACTAAATAATGTTAGGATTACTTAAACCACTTGTTTTAACAGGACTAAAAAGCCCTAAGTTTAAGCAATTTGTTGTTGATCTATTAGAAAAGCTAGTAGAGCAAACAGATAACAAGCTAGACGACAAAGCACTAGCTATAGTTAAAAAAGGACTAGAAATAGAGTAATGGATGAACTAAAGAAACTACCTAAAAAAGCAACCGAAGAGAGTTTTAACGAGCTACACTATCTTGTTACAGAGGACTTTCTACGTAGAATAAGAAGCGGAGAAGCGACTACACAAGATTTAAAAGCAGCTTGCGACTGGTTAAAAACCAACGATATCACAGGTGTAGCTTTTGATGGTAGTCCTTTAGATAAGCTTAACAAACTTCTACCTACTGTAGACCCTGCACTCGTTAAGAGGAAAGTATATGGCAAAAACGTCTGAATACTACAAGAAAAACCCAAAGGCTGCTGCTAAACGTAGAAAGCAGCAAGCTAAATATAATAAAACTACTAAAGGTCTAGCAATTAGAGTTAATGCAAACAAACTTAATAGAAAACTTGGCACTTACGGTAACAGAGACGGTAAAGACTCTTGCCATACAAAAGGCAGTACTACTAAAGGAAAGACGTGCCCAGCAAAAGTTAACAGAAAAAGCAGAACTAAAAAGAAAGCATGACCCCATTACTACCTAACCCTGATTACTATTTACACAATTTAATAACGATGACAAGTTCAGATTCAAAACGGCTCTGGAGAAGAGCTATCAAAGAGCACTTTAATTGTCAATGCGTTTATTGCGGAGAATTTCATGAATTACACAAT